AGTAGAGCTATTTTGGACTTTGACCTTGAAATCAAACAAGCCCAAAACGTGAGCAACAACTATGACCTTAAAATCAAAAGATGCCAAAATGTTTTTAACTACATGAACTTTAAAATCAAATGACGGGGAAATATTCACCCAGTCAACCGCAAACGCTCCAACATTGACATAATTAGGAGTAACTGAAACGCCTCTAATATCATCAGTTATTGGTAAATCAGAATCTCCACTTAAGTCTGTTCCTTTATACTTTGCCCCCTCATCAGTAGAATCAATTCTAAAGTTATTGCCGACTTCATCAAAAAAAGTGAAATCCTGCGAAACTGATTCTCCGGTTCCTGGCGAAGTCTTATTGTAACTGTAAGAATTATATTGAGCATCAATAGTGTTTGGTGGGGATGCCAATGTTGCGGTATATCCATCTAAAACATAGACTAGATTATTTTTAAACTTAAATGAGGTATTGGCATAATTTGTTACCTGAACACTATTAGCTTTAATCCTAAATGTGTTGTTATAAACTTTTATAACCGGATTAGTTACAGCATCAGAAAGATCAAAAATTAAAGCATTATTAAATTCCAAATTTACTAAATTATTACTAAATAGCAACTTGTAATCAGCAGTAGAAAGCAAAGATGCAATGGTAGTTTGATCAACAATATTACATTTTTCTATTTTTAACGTACCCTGAACGGCATCAGTGGTCTCAACATAAAAATTAGTAAACAAGATTCCAGTTATAGTGATATTAGGAATACCACTGATATTTATATTTCCTGAATACTTATAGCAAGTGAAGTTAAATAGTGTTGAGGCGGATGCCGCTGGAATTAAAAATCCTGAATGCCTGCTTGTTGTCGGGACAATAACTTTTATGTCATAGGTTGAATTTGTTATATATGGACTGCCAGTAACAACTACATTAGTTGAATCTAATGTGCCTGAAACTGTTGGAGCATAGCAATATATTCCCACTTTTTTACTAATGGAAACAAGATTAAGTGTACCAACAACAACATCAATATCGTTTATAGCTGCATTCAAAGATGAATAATCATAGGCTATTTTTGTAACTAGCGCATTGGTTATATCACTAGACCTGACCCCGCTTATGGTTACCAAAGAAATAGCCCCTTCGGCACTAATTGAGGCTATTTTGGCAATATTATCTGTCCCATATTCAATTCGGATGCCAGCATTCAAGGAAGTTTTTTGTGGATGAGAAAAGGTGGCTATTCCGTCAATTATGGTAATGAAGGTGTCAGTGGTACCATTATGTTCAGTTAAATCTAATGCCGTCCCATCAGTACAAACTGAAAGAAAAAGAGTCGTACTCATGCGTAAGTAATTGTCCCTAAAACCAAAATTGAATCAGTAAAATCAGTTGGATCACCAAATCTATAAATATTTATTGCAGAATAGGTCAAATTTTCTCCATTTTCAATATCAATAGTATCTAATATAGTCTTTTCAATCAGTTCATCCATAACGTCTTCTTCAAATTTAAACTGACTAAATAGAGTCTTCAAATTTGAATTAATTGATGTTCTCATTACATCTGAATCAACTGACAAACCAATAATTCTGATATTGACAGGGATACTTGTTGGGGCCGTAACAATTAAATTGTCAGACGACATTGTTATTTCTTTTATCTTTAATAACTCAGTCTTAACATCATTAGTTGCCGTCTCGCTTGGTAATGGGTCTATATCAAAGTCTCTCATAAATAGAACAGTAACTTTGCCAAGATCAGGATATTTTGGTTTAACTTTTACCCTGGTTACCCCTGGGACAAGTAATGCAGCCTGTTCTATCCCATATCGGTTGAAATTCCCAATAGGCGATGACCTTTTTGACATAATTCTAGCAAATAATTCAGCGTCTGTTTCGGCTGGTATTTCTGGACTAAAATCACCAAAAGCTACGCCAAAATTATGATTATAATATTGAAGATTATTTAAGGTTGTAGGCAATTGCCCTTTATATAATAACCCAAGAATATCAGTATAAAGTAAATCGTTTTCGATGTTTGGATCAAGAGGACTTATCTTGGCATAACCGCCCAAAAAACTTATACCAGAGGGATACTCAAGAGGCGCCAAATCTGGATCATGTGGGTTAACATACTTTAAAAATGAAATAGTTTCCTTATTGTGGATTTTTAAGTCAGATAAAGACGTATAATAAGCCATTTTTGATGCCAAATTATTTGGGTCAGCCAACCATAGCCAACAATCATTTTTACTCTTATTCGATATTCCTTCAAACAATTTTAGCGGGCTTAAAAAAGTTGGATCATTTTTACTTATTTTTGCATAAGCACGAACATATCCTACATCAGGTGTAGCAGAAAGAATTAATTCTTGTCCGGCAGGGATTGAAACAGAATCAAATAGTGTTTGAAAATTATATATCTTTAGTTGCGAATCTAATTTGTATATTGTGCCAGTTCTAATATTCTTAAAAGTAAAGTCTGGAGAAGATAAAAAAGTTTCTGACAAATTTAAGTCATCCCTTAATCTATGTGCATCAGTTTCGGCTGTAACCATAGAGATTGAGGTCGTTTCATTTAAATTTGTTCGTCTAAACATCCCAACAATTGTGTCTAGTTTCTGTCCAATTTGGGCTTCTCTTCTTGTTAAGCCAGAATATTCTGCCCAAATATTATTTGAAATTATATCTGCTGTTTGAGGAAAGAAATTATTAACGGCAACTTTCAACCTGTTAATAACGTTACTGGATTCAGAGGCCATGGCCATAACTATGGCAGCTTCAAGCGAACCAAGCGTTGTTACATCGATTTCAGGGAAATTAACAATAAAATCTTGCCGGATATCATTCAATATAGATTCAAGATTGCGAAAAGGTATCATGGGAAATTAATTGTCCCTAAAATATAACAACTCATTGGATCAGATAAACTTTTACCTGCTTCTGGGGTATAAGATATTGAAACATTAAATCTTATCAAATCTTTAGCTTGTGAAATAATCCTCTTAAAATCACTGTCAGTTTTAACTTGCTCAAAGGGTATTTCACTTCTAATATAGGCACTTATCTCATTTGTTATTGATCCTTGAACATCCAAATTGTTTGGGTATAACGAAGTAAATGTAAAATTAACCGTTATATAATTTGGAGGAATAATTTGTGCTTGTGACTCACGAATATGAACCGGCAAAATATCTTCAAGTTTATTCTGAATGTCAGTAAAATCTTTAAATGAAGGGTCAACATCTCTAATTGCTAAAATCCTTGAATTATCATCAGCAGGGAAAGATTCTTTAACCTTGAGCCTTGTAATATCATCATTGTTAAGGTTAATAAAGGATTCAACTGTTTCCTTATCAAATAAAGAAGCTGGTTTTTTACGTTTATTATATAATCTTACCCTTAATTCATCATCAGATTCTTTATCTTTTCCGCCCAGTAATCCAGTATAGGTAACAAAAATACCAGTTACAGCAGGATCAGGTGTTTCTAATTCAAGAGAAGCTCCAGACTTAAGATTATAAGCCGACCCTGGAACAACTGCCCTGGTATTAACAGCTATCCCTAATTTAACTATTTCTACAAATTCTGTAACTGCTAGGGGATAATCAAGCGAATTTACTGTGAATTTTATATTATTGGAGTCAATAACGGTAATTATATGGTCACCGGCATATGTTCCTGAATCTATATTTATTAATGAATTGTTTGACAATAAATGATTAGGGTAAAAAAAACTAACGCTATACCCACTTCTATTAAATGTCCATTCAGTCGCAGCTTGAGGAGCTTCTTCTGATAAATCGTCAAGGGTTACATAAAATAATCCAGTAATAGGATTAACTAATCTTGTATTTTTAGGTAAGCTAAAAGCTCCTTCAAATTTAAAATAAACAAACCCCTCTGCTGGTTTTGCTGGGGTTCTCTCCATTCCCTCATATTTAGCAAAACGTTCTAAATATTTATCAACTGCGCTATTGGGCATTAAGTCACGCTCTAATTGATCTACCAATAAATGTAAATCATAAAACCTTCCTGCTAGACCCCCAATAATTCCATTAACAACAGAAGAATGAATATTGGTATCAAATTGTGGACAATTACTTGAAACTCCAGCAAGCAATCTTCGATATATTTCTGAATGAGTAGTCATCCTGATAATTCCCACAAATTAAAAAATTTTGATTCCAATTCATTTTGATTAATCTGGATACTAACGTCTATAGACATACCATATCTAGGCACGATATTCGTTACGACACCAATACTGCTTGCCATTTTTTTATCAGTAACCCACGCCAAACTTTTACTTGTGTAATCTTTCCCATTATTCAAAGTATCTTGGTTTAACTTCCTTTGATCCAATAACCAAAGTAATCCTCCCATTGGATAAGTATTATTAAGATCATTTAACCAACCTCTCCGGTTTTGTGGTTCTAATATTTGCGACGAAGAAGCTCTTGCATCAGTAAACAATGATAAAGTTATGGCAGTATCAAGTTTGTTGGTAGTCTTGATATTTTTGTTTTCAATGCTAATATCAAACCTGCCGGATTCGTTTAGTTCAAGTTTGAAGTCAATCATTATATTTCAATATCTTCCCAATTATCGGGCGGGGGAACAGCTATTATCGTTGGTGGTTCTGTGGTAAGTTTACCCATCGGTATCTCAGCATAAGGATGTAAATGAGTAGTAAAAGGTATATCCCCGATAATTGCCTCGTCACCTGTTATTGTTCCATTGACAGTTAAATTCCCTTCCAGTTTAAGCCCACTAGGTACATTTATTGTGACTGCTCCATCGGCTGTAACCTCTATAGTGACATTAGCAGTATTAAGATCAATACCACCATTTTCTTTGAGATAAACCTGAGCGCCTGTTAAAGGATTAAATAAGCATACTTCACCAGGCTTAAGCTCTCTTTTTCTATCTTTAAATTCAGATTCAAAACCATAAAAAACATTATTACCAGAACAAGAACCAAACAGGGTCACCCAAGAACCAGGTGGTGGATTAGAGGCTAAGCCATATGGCATTATTCTCAGAAAACGACAGATAACGCCAGCGGCTTTTGCCATGCTTTTAGCATAGAAGCTCTTATCGTCATTGTCTTTATTTTCTAAAGTGATCCCCTGTTGTATTTGCATAATTAAATAAACATTGAATTTGCTTCCATTTCAACTTGAGCTTTATATGCCTTTGGAAATGTTAATTGTAATTGAGTTTCAGAACTACCAACCCCACCCGAATATGACTGATTAATAGATATACCTTTTATTAAATAATAACCATTAATCTTTGGTCTTATCATATCATCAATAACTTTAACCATTGTATTTAATTTATACGAAGAATCATGAGAGGCAAGAACTATTTGATAATCTAATGCGCGGCTTAATGATAAATTTGCCATCCATTTAGCTCTTTCAGTTGCATCTTTTTGGCTTTGAACATAATAATCAGTCATTAATGAAATTCTATTTTTTCTGATTGAAAATTCTTTATTGAATCTTTTATCTGTCGTTAATTGTGTTCTGGCATCCCCGAATGAATATTCATCACCAACTATATCTGAAACGTTATTAAAATCTTCAGGGGCTAATTCCGAAGTGGCATCGACAATACCTTTAACTCTATATTTAGCATACAAATTAGAATGATTAAGGGATAGGCTCGATGATTTAATATTAGTTTGTTTGGGAAAATTTAATCTGCGTTGTAATAGTTTATCCACCAAGGTTGGCCCAATTTCAACCGAACGAGTTATAACAAGATTTCCTAAACCATCACTATTCAATAATACTTTTAATTGCTTGCTCAAATTTTTTAGATAATTAAAGATAGATTGCCCGTTTTGCAAAAAATCTTGATTGTTATTGACAGTAAGAGCGCTATCATCTAAACCGGTTTGATTAAAGACTGAATAAGATAGACCTGATATAGCAATTAAATCTTTTGCTATTGATATAATATTAGGGCTTTTAGCCTCGTAAAATCCTAACGAATCATTTGATGCAATAAAAGATGAATCGACTAAATCACAATTTATTTCACGTCCAGAAAAAAAAATATTATGAGTATTTGAATCAAGATTATCTGTCGTTTGTTCTATATATGCTCTCAAAAAAATATCTGAATTAACTTCAATTGTAACCAGATCACCCAATGTAATGCTATATCGATCAACTGCATTAACAGACGTTTCAAAGCTAAATGTCCCACAAAGATTATCCATGTCCCTGTGGGCTTCAACCTTGATATAATCAATCTCTTGCCCTAGAATAAAAATCTTAATCATGGCATTAATATTTTGATTTCAGAATTAAAGCCGCTATAATTGATTACAGGATTCAAATTACTGATAATTTCAATATTGTCCAGATTCCCATAATTCTCGAAACAAATTAAGCTCATTGAAGATAATCCAGGTTTCTGATCCCCTACCTGCCAGGTTATTTGTTTTTTTTCATTTAAAATTTCATTTGCAGCAACTTTAGCTTGGTTTAATATTTCTCTAACGCTGGCTATAGACACTAATGGCGTATAGACAACTAATTGTTCATCAGTATATTTTGTCCGAATATTCTCAACAATTTCTGAAAATTTCTCATTATAAAAAATCTTGTCTAGTTCAATCTCATCATCAGTTTTATATTCTTTGTCAACCCAACTAGCAGGTAGTTGAACTAAGGCCATAACTTCAGCAGATTCAATAAAAAATTCTGAAGATTTATAATTTGATATTTCTTTTGAGCCATCAAGAAAGCCACCAGGTGTAAGCCTAGTTTTATTATCATCCATCAAAAAGGCTAATCCTTTACTAAAAATTCTATAATCTATTAACCCTTTCCAGAATATTTCAAGATCAGATGGCAATTGGACAATATTCATTATTCCAGAATAAAGACTAACAAGTGAATCTTTCGCAACAGCCAATGAACTTGTAGCATTATTAGCAACTTGTCGAATATCAGTTATAGTTTTATTAACATTTGCTATCCTGTCTGTTATAGCTTGTGTCTTTTTATTTGCTTTTGCTAAAAAATCATTAACGTCTTTAATTAATTCTTCTACAAATGTTAAATTTTTTACAAGTTCTGTTTTACCTCCATCATCAATAATATTTTGAGTTTCTTGTATTAGGGATTGATCTTTGGGTTTAAATACTTCATTAGGAGTAGGCGGGGTGCGTGGGCCTTGAACGATTGTGATTCTGTCAGACTTTTCCACTTCGATAGTAAATCGAACAATACCGACTTCTGTCTGGGAAGTACTGGTAGAATGTCCCATAACCATTACGTCTATTTCACCATATATGGGATGTTTTAAAGTCAATTTACCTTTACCATTTAGAGCATTTTCAACTTGCACCCTATAATCATATAGACTTATTTCCCCGCCAATTAACGTCTCAGCAGCAATAGCTGTAATAGAAAACTTTGGTGGAGCAATCCCAAGCTCTTCAAAATCTTTAGTATCTTTATTAGCATAATCATGAACTACTATCTTTTTCCCGCCAGTAGTTGATTCCGATTCGTAATAAAGTTCTAAATGCCCTATCGTTAATTTTTGTAAATTATTAAAAGAGGTTACCATTATTGATTCATGCCTCTATCGTATTCAAATTCTGCATTATGTCTTACTCCCCAACCAGGCGGAGGTGTGACACTTATTCCGATGTTACCATTTACATTAAAATTTTGACTCTGCTGGTTAGGTAAAGCAAATTGAGGAAACCCATAATTTTCACGAGGAGCTATTAATGTATCACCTGTTTTTTTAAATATGTCAGCAAATTCATTACCATAAAATTTCATAGCCATTTCACTAAGTGAAAAGCCTAATTCTTTAGTTGCGCCTGGTAATTTAATTAAGTCTTTTACATCACTAAAAATTTTTTTAAATAACATCATTGAAAGCTTCTCGTCAAAAAAGGGAGGAGGTAAAACAGTTTGGAGATCCGGCCTATCCTCCGGCCTATTTAATGCTTGTTTAGCCCTCTGAATTTTAAGTTCATTTTTAAATGCTTCAGAAAAATCAGTCCAATAACCAAAAATATCAGCAAGAAATATCAAACCACCATTAATTCTGTTTATATTTGTTTCAAAATTACCAAGCTCTATGCTTAAAGGCTTAAAAAATTCTTTCCAAAACTCAGTATCAAAAAACGCAGTCTTAAACCTATCCCAAGCTTCTTTAAATTTTTCAAAATTTAATTTTACTGAAGGAATAGTTTTGCCTAAATCTTCTATGTATTTAAGCAATTGTTGGAAGCCTATCATTAATGCCATCGCGGCACCAACTAGATTGAGAAGATTAAATCTAAAAATAGTCCTCATAAGTCCAAGACCTAAAGATATCGGCGCAAATGTAGCAAATAATAAGCCTAATTTCCCTACAAAATCTCTTAAGTGAGGGCTAATCCATGCTTCTTTTTCTCCTGGTTTACCACCAATTTTATCAACGCCTTTAAGTAATTTTTCAAAATAACCAGAAATTGTTTTCTCAAAATCTATAATAACTCTGGTAAATCCAGAGTCTTGAGACCAGTTAAACAAAAATGCTTTGAAAGTATTTACCAACTTGTCTGTTGCCCCGACATATCCAGTTTCAGATATAGAGGCAAGTCTTATAAGTTCTTTTTCAGCGCCTTCTGCTGATGCTATTTTCATCAACTCTCGATAATATTCAGGATCAAACATTTTTAGAATTGATGCTACTTGCGCTCCTTGGATTCCAAATGCCTGCCTGAATGCCAATGGTGACAATTTTTGTATTTCTTTAATCATTTCTGGCATTAATTCAGTTTTGAATTGACCAGTTCTAATGTCGTAATACTTTTGTCGATTAAACCCAATCATACTTTGTATTCTTGAAGGTTTATCTCTTTGTCCAAATATTGATACCATAATGGCATCAAAAAATCTTTTAGTAATAGTTCCACCATGCCCTGTCTTTTCTCCACCTTTTGCCAAAGCTCCGTAAAGCGCAAACAAATCCCTTGGTTTAAAACCATATTTTTGCATAGAGGCAGCAGAAGTCCTGGAAATTAAAAGCATTTGTTCAAGACTGGTTGATGTTTCGTTGGCAATTTTTGCAGCCTGACCCATAAGCTCAAGCATTTTATCGGAAGAAGTTCCGGTTTGAACCATTAAGTCCATTACACCTTCAACTGCTTCTTGTGGTTTTAGGTTTGCAGCCGCAGCGAATCTCAACATATTTTGAGTGGCTCTGTTTAGATCTCCCTGAAGTCCAGCCTTAGACAATTCTGCCATCGTTAAGGCAACTTCAGTGGGGCTAAATTTGCCAGCCATATTCAATATGGATTTTCTGTAATCACCCATAGCCTCTGTGGTGACGTCAACAGCTTTTTGAACTTCATTTAATCCCGCTTCAAAATCATAGAGCATTGATCCGAAGGTAT